TTACACATCATTAGTACCTTCCTTATTTTTTGACTGGGACAAATTTGGGACCGATGGGTTCAGGATCGAGTCTATTTGCCGTGCGTGTTCGGTAAGGTGATTAGGTGCAAGGTGAGCATATCGACGAACCATTTCGATAGACTCCCAGCCTCCCATTTCCTGTAACACTGACAACGGGACTCCGGCTTGAACCAGCCAACTTGCCCAGGTGTGTCTCAAGTCGTGAAATCTGAAATCATCAATACCAGCCCGTCTCAGCGCCGCTTTCCAGGCTGTGTTTGCGTCATACCGCATCTTCCTGACTGTTGGCGCTTTCGTTCCGTCTGGTTTGGTACAGCTTTCCTTGTACACAAATACCCAACGGTGATGATTCCCGATTTGTTTTTTCAATACGCGACATGCAGTATCATTCAGCGCAACGCCAATTGCGCGGTTTGATTTACTCTCTTCCGGGTTTATCCATGCCACCCGGCGCTGCATATCTATTTGTTGCCATTCAAGGTTGATGATGTTCGAGCGTCTTAGGCCTGTTGCCAGTGCAAATTCAACAACAGACTTTAATGGCTCCGGACATTCATCAATCAGCCTTTGTGCTTCATGGGGCTCCAGCCAGCGGATCCGTTTATTCTTTGGTTGGGGCACTTTAATAATTGGTGCCTTATCCAGCATTTTCCATTCACGCTCTGCGGCTCTTAGTAGGGCCTTTATAAATGAAAGATGCGTAGCCTTCGTTGCAACGGACGCTGGTTTTGGCGTGTATTCTGGAACAGGTTTCCCTTTTTTTCTGCATGCTTCTGCCCTGAGTTTCCAGTTTTCCTCATGACGCCGGTTCGTCATTTTCTGCATTGCTGAATAAATTTTTGATTCAGTAATGTCTCTTAGTTGCATTCCTGCGAAATGTTGAAGCCAGAATCCGATCCGGCTTTTGTCATCGTCCAGTGATTTTTTATGTGCTTTCTCTTCAAGCCACCTGACACACGCTTCCTCGAACGTTATATCAGGTATTTCACCAAGTTTGCTGACCCGCCATGCTTCAGCCTTTAGCTTGTCATGGAGTTCTGTCGCCTGCCTTTTGTCCTTTGTTCCAAGAGACTGTTTAAATCTTTTACCGTTCGGCAATGTGAAACTGGCGTACCATATTTCACCTCTGCGGAAGAGTGACATTTTCTTTCCTCTGTTATGCCATCACCCGCGCTCACCTGGACAGTATGCAGCGGAGACTGAAGAGCCGCAATGCAGGCTTGTCGTGTTGTGAGGTAAGGAGATTTATTCTTAGTGGGATCTTTGCGTGTTGCCTGAAGACGCCCTGTGCGTATCCAGTTAATGGCAGTCGGTCTGGATATCTTGAGAAAATGACAGGCCTCATCGAGTGTGAGGCTGTATGGCTCCATTATTTCACCTCTTGCTGTGACATTGTTGAAAAATGGATACCAGCTCGTTGCTGCCAGACGATCCAACCGAGAGTCATATCCCATGCCATGTATTCGTTATCGCCGTTTTTTGCTCTCCGACGATCTACTAAGTCACCGAAACGCTTTTCCATGAATAATTCATAAGCTTCGCGTTCATCTGGTTCTACTTCCAGAGATAGGAGTGCGATTTCATAAGCACGGCGCTCAATATCGTCTCGCACGTCAAGGCTGCTGATACGCTCTTTAATTTCTTTAATCAGTTCTTTGTCGGTAAAAGTGGTCATTATGCTCCAGCCTCCGGTGCTTTTGGCATTACTGCCCAGTGAGTGATATTGACGTTTTCAAGGTCCCCGACCTGAAATGTCCACTGCCATTCTCCGGTTTCTTTTTGTCCCCAGGTGTACCAGAGAGAACGCCAGCCAATTAGCCAGCCTTCTCCGTTAGCATCGAATAACAAAACACTTTCATTTGCTGGTGGCAGTTCAGTTGACACTGGTATTACTTTGTTTTCCTGTGCTGCACATTTAGCTTCAAGCGCATCGAATTTACGCACTAGGTATTCAGCATCTGTTTCATTTACTTTCAGATCTCGCGGTACACATCTCCCACGAAGAAACCCTTCCATTTCGAAAACATTCATGCGCATTTGCGTAACTCCGATAACTCGTTAAAGCGTTCCATAAACATCCCGTAGGCATGGCCCGGAGCCAGTGGAATCACGTTGAACATCTCTGTTGCCGGGATACCTTCCAGTACAGGCCAGAAAGAGCCATCATCAAGCCCGAGATCGCGGCGTTCGGTTGCCAGCATGATGAGATCGGCATATTTCACGGGCGTACTCATAACTGGGGGTAACCCGTATTTCTCACGGATTACGGCGTCTATTTTTTCTTCCATTTGTTTATAGTCAGGAAGAAGGCGTTTCAGTGGTGCGGGAATGTCCTGGCAATACGCTTCTGTTGCATCATGCATTAACGCTTCAAAAGCAAATTCCTGCGGCACCAGCTGGCTGCAAAGAACCGCATGTTGGGCGACGCTGTAGAAGTGCGAAAGATGACCGGCAAAGCGACAGATATTTGAAAGGGAAACCGCGATATCGTTAATATCGATGTCGTCTTTATTTATCCTGTCATAATAAAAATGCTTCCCGGAAAAAGTTTTAATAAATGACATTTTGTTCTCCACGTATATGCGCTGCACCGCGCTGAATTCTGGTAAAAAGAATCCCTCACCATCCGGCGATTATTGAGTAAATTACGTTTCCATAAATGCCCCCGCAGGGGCATTTGCAGTAATGAAATCAGGCGGTGAAAGTACCAATAAATGTTTCTACTTTGCTGTCCTTGAATTTCTCAACAAGCAGATCACGAAATTCGTTAGCCATTTCTTCCTGCACCGCCTCCAGCTGAATAATGCGTAGAACCAGTACAGGACGATCGCCAGTGATAATACTGAGGCGTAATTTAAACGGACGTTCTTTCAGACCTTCAAACGGAACGCATTTAAATTCAAATGCCACTGGCATAATGTCTTTGGTCTTCGCTTCGACAGACTCCATCAGGGAGCGTTTGCCGCTGAAGTCATTATCTTCAAAATCAGCGGTCTGGTTTGCTTCAATCGTGATTTTACGGACAGCCGCAGCCGCTTTTGTTGCCTGAATAGCGTCACCATTAGCATCAAAGCCCACAAGATAGTCGGCCCAGTCTTCAATCCATTCTGCCAGTGACTTCTGGGAGTTACGCTCGCCGTTAACAGACAACAGAGCAGAGAACGGTGCTGTCTTTTTCAGTTTGAGTGTGGCGGTGTTATCTGCGTGACCTGGTTCATCAATAGTACCCAGGTTAAGCACACTGACGGCACGCATATTATCAGCATCGATAAAGCAGCGGGTGCCTTCATCTGCAAGATCTTTAGAATAACGGGTAAAGTCATCGATGCTGGCAGTGGAAAGCGCACCACGGAAACGGAAGCGATTTAAATTAAATTTTTCCAGATCATGAATGCGGAAATTCTCAGGCAATGCCACAGCATCGGCACCAATCTTACTGATAATTTCATTAACACCCTGAGCAGAAATAAGGGCATGGATTTGATTAATTGCGGTTGCGTCTAAGTTCTGAGACATAATAAGTCCTCACTATATAAAGATATTCAGTGATGAGATAAATAATCAGTTAATTAAAAACGATATTAACGACCTGCTGCGCGGAGTTTTCCGTCAGGTTCACCGGCAAGAGTCAGTAACTGTCCCTGGTCTTCCTGCAGAATAGTCAGGCGACCACCGCGATTGACATACATCGGCGTTTCGGTGGTGTCTTCTTCGGAAATTTTCCCGCGGTTAGTCGGGCGAACATATGAGAGTTTGTGTTTGATTTTCACTCGGTTCTCATCAAACGGTTCGATTTCCAGGTTGAGCGAGACCTTACCTTTGGTTTTCGTGTTCATCACACCTGAAGCGACTTCACTGAGAACTGCGCCGATTTTGGTTTCAAATACGCCGCCGTCCAGCTCCCCGATAAATGCCTGCACATCAGTACTGCGTTCGCTAGCCATTTTGCTGCTCCTCATCATATCGACCCTGCAAGGTCGGTTAGTTTCTCCACAAAACAGAGAAGAACACCTGCGGTGACTGCCGCCCGGATGGATTGGGTTATGAGCCCGTCGTCCGGTGATGCTCTTCTCTGTTTTGTAAAAAGGACGGTACCAGCCGGAAGCAAGGGTACAAGCTGGTACCGCCAAGACTACACACAGCATAAAGTTGTGGTGCCGGGTGCCTCCCGGTGCCTGGCGAAGGTTGCACACCAGGCGGGTGGGTATCCACAGAAGGTCGACTGTCAGCCTCAACCTTAACCCGCGTGCGCTGAGCCGCATTCACCACAACGCTAAGGATTCTCTCTGGTTGAAAATACTTAGCTGTTATGTGCCTGCTTTTAGCCACATCAGGCGAGGTGGACCTAGTTATTCCCCAACAACAAGGATTCGGTTAATCTGGTTATCCCCAACAACGCAAAAGGAAAAGAAATGTCCGGTAATATCTATACGCTGTACAAATCCCACTGTGAAAATGTTGGAAAGTATCGGGGCATTGAAATCAGTGGGGTAGTGTCATCAGTCGAAATAAGCAAAGTTGAATCAAGGGCAACATTACTTACTCTTTTGGACCTTGTCTTACATGAGTACCGGAAGAAATTCGGCACTCCCTATAATCAGTTGAATGGGAAAAAGGCTCTGGTTCACCTTATTCTGATGAAGCATCACTGGATGCCAAAACAGATTAATGAGATGAAATTTGATGAACTTCTTCTTTCAATTCAGGATGAACTCACACTTGATAAAATAAGCGTAACCGCCCAGAAATTTTTAGATTATCGAGACTGGAGATCACAAATTCATCACTTTGATGATTTTGACGAAAATGAATGGGATCCTAATTTGTCTGCACAATATCTAAAGTAACATCCTGTGATAAAACCGTGATTTCCTGATCCAGTTTTTTTAAGGAGTCTATTGTTTCCTGTCGATAAGACAGCACTTCACGAAGCTGGTTTATAGCTGCCAGCTTCTTTGTCATCCACTCATAAATTTCCTCATCTGTGTAGCCAGGCGCGACGATTTTGGGTTCTGTTTTGTGCATTTCACATCTCCTCAAGTTATCAGTTACTTGTTGATGGGGACCAGATTGTTAAAGAGCTAAGCGTCCTGTAGGGCGCTTTTTTGTTGCTAACGAATCATCCTGGACTTCATATGCCCCAGGCGGCTACTTCGTGGGCGTCCTGCCTGTTCGTTTTTGACATTTACTGACTGCTTACGACACATGCACCGTGTTGCAACCAGATTTTGTTGTAATCCTGTAGTTGGTCTGGAACAAAAGATAAAATTAAATTGCGATATATGCAAGTGATGTTTGCGAAATATGCAAATTTATAGGTAATAAAAAGCCACCTTTCGGTGGCCGATGGATGGGATATTGAGGTTAATTATGTCTCTTAAGGGTTTGCGACTGACTGATTAAGACCTTTCCAAAGACCATGAATCGGTGTTCGTTTTCGCTAGTAATTCCCCATTCACGGTAAATCTGGTTATCAGAAATCACCAGCAGTTTGTCAGGAATCATTTGAAGTCTTTTAACGTATATTTTGTCATCAAAACCAAAGACATATATACCATCACCATCAAACTGATTGATGCTGACATCAACGAAGATGAGATCTCCTGGCTCAATGGTTGGACACATACTGTCCCCACGAACGTTGATAACTTTGATGTGATTGGCTGGTCGTCCGCCGAACATTGATACAGCATTATCAGTTCTGTATTCGATGGCATGAATCACATCAATGACATCACCGCCCTGGATAAGGCCATTTCCCGCACTGGCACTGATATCCAGCATTTCAATACGGAACACATCCTTCACCTGCGCAACATCCTCATTATTACTGTTTTTATATACAGTATTACTTTTGTGGGCAGAGGTAAAGAGATCAGCAATATCAACACCTAAGCTCTTGGCAATATTACTCAGTGTTTGTTCGGTAAATTGTTTTTGCTTACCCGTTTCTAAGCGCGAGATGTTCGCCGCATCTACTCCTATTGCTTCAGCGAGATCGGCGATTTTCATGTTCTTCGCTTGGCGAAGTTGTCTGACTCGGTTTCCTATGTTCATGCGTTTATTACATTTCTTTATTGCGTGATAAGCAAATCAACTTGCGCAAAATAATTGCGTGAAATAACATGCATAACGCGCAATATTTGGAGGGCATATGCAATCACTATTACGAAATGTGCGTAAGGCGCATGGTTTCACTTTGCAGCATGTTGCTGCGGGTGTTCAAGTCAATCCAGCGACGTTGAGTCGTATTGAGAGGCTGGAGCAGATTCCATCTATCGAGCTTGCAGAACGTTTAGCCAATTTTTTTAAGGGTGAAGTCAGCGAAATGCAGATTCTTTATCCGGCACGTTTTCAATCTAGCCAAAACCAGAATGGGTTTAAACCACAGGAACAGGAGGTGAACCGTGGGTAAGCATCACTGGAAAGTAGAAAAACAGCCTGAGTGGTACGTGAAAGCTGTCAGAAAAACTATCGCAGCGTTGCCGGGGGGGTACGCTGAAGCTGCTGACTGGCTGGATGTAACAGAGAACGCATTATTTAACCGCCTTCGTGCCGATGGCGATCAGATTTTCCCGCTGGGATGGGCAATGATTTTGCAACGTGCTGGTGGAACTCACTTCATTGCTGACGCTGTGGCGCAGTCTGCAAATGGCGTCTTTGTGTCTCTTCCTGACGTCGAGGATGTGGACAACGCCGATATTAACCAGCGCCTGCTGGAAGTCATTGAACAGATCGGCAGTTATTCAAAACAGATTCGTTCAGCAATTGAAGACGGTGTAGTGGAACCGCATGAGAAGACAGCAATTAACGACGAGCTGTACCTCTCAATTTCGAAGCTGCAGGAGCATGCAGCACTGGTCTACAAAATTTTTTGCATTTCAGAAAGTAATGACGCCCGCGAGTGTGCAGCTCCGGGCGCCGTGGCGTGTCGTGACTGTGGAGAAACTAACGCATGAACAGTTTAACAACACACTACCGTCGCTCGCAACTGATTGCGCTTCCTGTACCGGGTGGAAAAGCGAAGGTGGAGTATTGCTATGCAGTAAATGTACCAGGTGACAGGGAAATTGTAACCCACAGCTTTGCAGAGTGGGCTGTGGGTGATTTCAACCGGCAGAAGGAGACAGTCCTTTGCGACAAGTTAACCGCTGGTTCAAAGATCACTACGGAGTGCCCGTCAGAGTCATTCGTTGGGAGCCGGAAACACAACGGGTTATCTACCTCCGCGAAGGCTATGAGCATGAGTGCTTCAGCCCGCTCGAACAGTTTCGTCGTAAATTCAGGGAAATAGAGGTCGGTCATGAGCACTAAATTAACCGGCTATGTATGGGATGGTTGCGCTGCATCAGGCATGAAATTATCCAGCGTGGCAATTATGGCCCGCCTGGCTGATTTCAGTAATGACGAAGGTGTGTGCTGGCCATCAATTGAAACCATTGCCCGCCAGATTGGCGCGGGGATGAGTACCGTCAGAACGGCTATCGCACGGCTGGAAGCAGAAGGCTGGTTAACGCGTAAGGCGCGTCGCCAGGGTAACCGCAATGCGTCGAATGTTTATCAGCTTAACGTTGCGAAGCTTCAGGCAGCGGCATTTTCTCAACTGTCAGATTCTGACCCGTCAAAATCTGACGCATCAAAATCTGACCCGTCAAAATTTGATGCGTCGAAATCTGGCAAAAAAGCGGGTTTTCACCCGTCAGAATCTGGCGGGGATCCGTCAGTAAAATCAAAACATGATCCGTCAGATAAAAAAACTTCTCGTCCGGACGCTTCGCAACCGGACACGCAGACGGATGAACAGGATTTTTTAACTCGCCATCCTGATGCGGTTGTATTCAGCCCTAAAAAGCGCCAGTGGGGAACGCAGGATGATTTGACCTGCGCACAGTGGCTCTGGAAAAAAATCATCGCCCTGTACGAGCAGGCCGCCGAATGTGACGGCGAGGTGGTTCGTCCCAAAGAACCGAACTGGACAGCCTGGGCAAACGAAATTCGCCTGATGTGTGTGCAGGATGGTCGTACTCACAAACAAATCTGCGAGATGTACAGCCGCGTCAGCCGCGATCCGTTCTGGTGCCGTAACGTGCTCAGCCCGTCGAAGCTGCGGGAAAAATGGGATGAGCTTTCCCTGCGCTTATCGCCGTCCGTAAGCACGTACACCGAAAAACGCGAAGACCCGTACTTCAAATCCAGTTACGACAACGTGGACTACAGCCAGATCCCGGCAGGATTCAGGGGGTGATCATGAGTCTGTTAAATGACGTTCAGAAATTCATTGAAGCCCATCCGGGGTGTACTTCCGGAGACATTGCGGATGCTTTTGCTGGTTACTCACGGCAGCGCGTTCTGCAGTCAGCAAGCAAGTTACGTCAGAGTGGGCGTGTGGCTCACCGTTGTGAAGGGGATACACGCAGACATTTCCCGCGCCTGACTGAGAGAGCGCAGGAGCCGGAACCACAACCAGTTCGTGAAACCAGACCTGCGCGCAATTTCTATGTCGGCACTAACGATCCCCGGGTGATTTTGTGCCTGACCCGCCAGGCGGAAGAACTGGAGTCAAGGGGCTTATACCGTCGTGCTGCAACCGTGTGGATGGCGGCATTCCGTGAAAGCCACTCCCAGCCAGAACGAAACAATTTTCTGGCGCGTCGTGAGCGGTGCTTACGGAAAAGCAGCAAGCGCGCTGCATCGGGTGAAGAGTGGTATCTGTCAGGGAATTACGTGGGGGCTTAATGAGTAATAAATATTGCCAGGCGCTGGTGGAACTGCGGAATAAACCAGCCCATGAACTGAAGGAAGTGGGAGATCAGTGGCGCACGCCGGATAACATTTTCTGGGGAATTAACACCCTGTTTGGTCCGTTTGTTCTGGATCTGTTCACTGACGGTGATAACGCCAAATGTGCCGCGTATTACACGGCGGAAGACAACGCGCTGGCGCATGACTGGTCAGAACGTCTTGCGGAGCTTAAAGGTGCTGCCTTTGGTAATCCCCCATACAGCCGCGCCAGTCAGCATGAGGGGCAATACATCACCGGCATGCGTTACATCATGAAGCATGCCAGTGCCATGCGTGATAAAGGCGGGCGCTATGTTTTCCTGATCAAAGCTGCCACCAGCGAAGTGTGGTGGCCGGAAGATGCAGACCATATTGCTTTTATTCGCGGGCGTATTGGTTTTGAACTGCCTGTCTGGTTTATCCCGAAAGACGAGAAGCAGGTGCCGACAGGAGCGTTCTTCGCTGGTGCTATTGCTGTTTTCGATAAGACCTGGAAGGGACCGGCAATCAGCTACATCGGGCGCGATGAACTTGAGACATGTGGTGAGGCGTTTCTGGCGCAGGTTCGCCAGCAGGCGGAAAAACTGGTCAGGGAGATGGCGGCATGACGACATTAACTCAATGCCAGCAGCAGGTGCTGGATATGCTGATTTCTTATCAGAAAGAACGTGGCTTCCCGCCAACCAATCAGGAGGTGGCTACCATGCTGGGATACCGTTCGGTGAATGCAGCGGTGGAGCATCTTCGCGCACTGGAGAAAAAAGGCGTCATCACGATAAAGCGTGGCGTGGCACGGGGGATAACGCTTCATACCGCGGTGAAGGACGACGACAGCGAGGCGGTCGGGATTATCCGCTCACTGCTTGCCGGTGAGGAAAACGCCAGGCTGCGTGCAGCCCACTGGTTACATGAGAGGGGCCTGAAAGTATGAAGCTGATCCTGCCTTTTCCGCCCAGCGTGAACACGTACTGGCGACACCCCAACAAAGGGGCGTTTGCTGGTAAGAGCCTGATAAGCGCGGCGGGGCGCAAATTCCAGAGCGCGGCGTGTGCAGCAATAGTTGAGCAGTTACGTCGTCTGCCAAAACCAACGTCGGCACCTGCTTCAGTGGAGATCGTGTTGTTTCCTCCGGATAACCGGATCCGCGATCTGGACAACTATAACAAGGCGCTGTTTGACGCCCTGACCCACGCGGGTGTGTGGGAAGACGACAGTCAGGTGAAAAGAATGCTGGTGGAGTGGGGACCGGTTATCCCGGAAGGGAAGGTCGAGATCACTATCAGTAAGTACGAGAAACCGGCGGGTGCAGCCGCCTGATTAAGAGGAGAAACGAAGTATGAATAATCTGATGGTTATTGATGGTATTGAAGTTCGTCGTGATGCTTATGGGCGTTACAGCCTGAACGATCTGCACAGGGCTGCCGGTTCTCTGGATAAACATAAGCCTGCATTCTGGCTCCGCAATGAGCAAACCGAACGTTTAATAAGCGAGTTGCAGATTTGCAACTCGGTCAATATAGCGCCAGTTAACGTTATTCGTGGCGGAAATAACCAGGGGACGTATGTCTGCAAAGAACTGGTGTATGCCTATGCAATGTGGATCAGCCCGTCATTCCATCTGAAGGTGATCCGTACTTTCGATATGGTAACCAGCACACCGGAAAAATTATCCGGGCAGGCTGCTGACAAGATGCAGGCTGGCGTGATCCTGCTGGACTTTATGCGCCGGGAGTTAAACCTGTCTAACTCTTCAGTGCTTGGTGCCTGTCAGAAACTCCAGGAGGCTGTTGGCTTACCGAATCTGGCACCGCGCTATGCCATTGATGCTCCTGCTGACGCGCCTGATGGCTCAAGCCGCCCCACGCTGTCACTGAGTGCACTGCTGAAGCAGTATGGTATCTGCCTGACAGCTAATCAGGCATATCACCAGATGGCGAAGCTGGGGATCGTTGAACAACGCGAACGATACAGCCGTACCGCGATTAACAACATCAAAAAATTCTGGTCGCTGACGGCGAAAGGCTGCATGTTCGGCAAGAACATCACCAGTCCTGCAAATCCGCGCGAGACGCAGCCGCATTTCTTCGAATCCCGATTCCCTGAGCTGTTAAAGCTGCTCGATACCGTTCATTGAGGTGACCGTGAGAGCACAACTGACCCCTGAAATTGCCCCGCGTATGGGGATCGTATTGTTCAGACCAGGTTCAGAGCTGATGCCCCTGTTTATGCAGGGGCGTGTCCTGCTGGAGCCTGAGCCGGAACGTTATTCATCTTTCGCCAGTGGTGCCGTTCCGGCGGCATCACAACCGCTGGCGGATGATCCTGCCGTTCAGGCCGTGTTCCGCAATGAGGCAGTGATCCGTCGTGCTGGTGGCGTGGAATGTCTTGAAAGCTGGTTACTTCGTGAAAAAGGCTGCCAGTGGCCTCATTCCGACTGGCACAGCGAGAACATGACCACAATGCGACACGCTCCGGGCGCAATCCGTCTGTGCTGGCACTGCGATAACCAGCTGCGCGATCAGTTCACGGAACGGCTGGAATCAATGGCAACGGATAACTGTGCCCGCTGGGTGTTGTCTGTTGTGCGTCGGGATCTCGGTTTTGATGACAGTCACGTTGTGACAATGCCGGAACTGTGCTGGTGGCTGATTCGTAATGATCTGGCGGATGCCTTACCGGAAAGTGCAGCCCGTAAGGCACTGAGATTACCGAAGCCTGTTGTGCCGTCTGTTACCCGGGAAAGTGACCTTGTGCCTTCGGTTCCTGCCACCAGCATCATCCAGGATAAGGCGAAAAAGGTGCTGGCGCTGAAAGTGGAGCCGGAGTCGCCGGAGTCTTTTATGTTACGCCCCAAACGTCGCCGCTGGGTTAATGAAAAGTACACGCGCTGGGTTAAGACACAGCCGTGTGCATGTTGTGGAAAGCCTGCTGATGATCCCCACCACCTGATAGGCCACGGTCAGGGGGGAATGAGTACAAAAGCGCATGACCTCTTTGTGTTGCCTTTGTGCAGAAAGCATCACGACGAGCTGCATGCGGTTTGAAGAGAAGTATGGCTCCCAGCTGGAGCTGATATTTCGTTTTATCGACCGTGCGTTGGCAATTGGTGTGCTAGCCTGATTTGGTGGAGAAAGTTGATGCGTGATATTCAGATGGTTCTGGAGCGTTGGGGGGCATGGGCGGCGAGTGATAGTTCAGGCGTTGATTATTCACCTATAGCCGCTGGGTTTAAGGGACTTCTTCCCTATACAAGCAAGAAACGCTTGGCTTGTTCGGATAGTGATGCCTTAATTATTGAAGGTTGTCTTGCTCGTCTAAAGCAAAAAAGGCCGGACGAACATTCGCTTCTTGTTGCCCATTACCTATACGGTATCTCCAAAAGAAAGCTCGCCAAGGCTCGTAAAAAAGATGAGAAATTGATACGTATAGAAATACAGCTAGCCGAAGGATTTATTGATGGCTGCCTTTCCATGCTAGATCTAACATTAGATTTGGACGTTTAATAATACGCCCCTGCATGGGGCGTATTATTTACTGGATGAATGACATTTGATTAATATATTTTATCAATAACTCTCTGGGTGTAGTACTCCAAAAATTTATGTGTTCATAATCAGTATAAACATTTGTGAATTTTTTAAGTTCTTCATCACTTTTAGGGGCAAATCGCTCATTAAGAGTAATACTGTCTTTAATTATTCCGAAGAATACAATGGATATTTCAGGGATTTGCGATCTTCTCTCATAAGAATAAGGTATTTCTTTTATGTTAAGCAGGTCTGCTAAATAAGATATAGATTCAGCGGTAATTTCTTGTTTTAGTTTTTCCTTGTTACCAAAGCAATGTATGAAGGCAGCTACGACAAAGATCATATTTATTAAAGGATTACTGCTTTTGTTCTCATCGTCGTTTAACAGTTGAAAAATGTTAAGATTGCGTGAAAATGTTTGTGTTTCACGTAATGATAAGTTGGTTCGTTGAATTAAATCACGGATAAAGCAACCTGATAATCTATTGATTTTATTCAATAAACTTGTTTTTTCTACAAGATAATCCCAATATATAACAGAGGCTTTACATACGTTGTGACCATTTATCAAACATGTATCTGGAAGCGTGATGGTATATTTTATAAACTTGTCAAGATATTTTTGTGAGTTAATGCTGTAACCATAAATATGATTTATAGATGCTTTTAATTGTTCTGTGTTTGTAACTAAAATAAAAAAGACATTATTGATGTCAAAAATGTGTTTTATTGTTTCAATGACATTTGTTGAAAAACTCGGCTTACATCGGTCTAATTCATCAATTATAATTACGATTTTTTGATTTTTTGATATACTTTCGATGCAGGATTTAAGTGAATTTATGTTTTTCTCTGAGTCCATATGGTCTTCAAGCAAATTTTCAATAGTCCCATCTATTGCTGCATTGCTTGCTTTCTTCATCGCATCTTGGAATTCTTCGGCAACTTCACTAGCCTCCTGTCGTAAAAACCAACCTGCACCAGCTTTTAGTACCGTTTTTAAACCAAAGCGAATTGCAGGAAGAGATCTCTTAATGAAGTGTTGTTTTTCTTCCTCAGGCAAAATGCTGGCAATTGCAGAGGTTATGAGAAGTAATGGAGATTCTGCATGATCCCCTTTAAAGGCATCAATATAAACAACTTTAGATTCAGTTTCTTGCTCAATAATGAGATTTTTCAGTTTGATACTAAATTCTGTTTTCCCTGTTCCCCATGCGCCGTCTATTACCAGTGGTGAAATGTCTGCCTCTGGTTTTAGCAACTTGATGATATTTTCAGCGATGTTTCTTCGTTGGAACTCGTCACGTTCAGTGAAAGATAGTGTATCTAACATAATATAAACCTATTAACTCCTACAGTAAAAAACGAATAATACGACTTTGGGATTAAAAATCATTAACGCGGTCCGCAAAAATTCTTGTAATCTGTTAAGAGTGGTTACTTCGCCACACAGCTTAAACCCGCCGTCGAGCGGGTTTTGTCGTTTTTGTTGCTGGGGATTCGTTGGGCCTGGCCTATCCCGCAGTTATCCATTGGTTCGGCTCTTTGACGTTTCCGCTTCTGATTTGCGGTACATGATGTTCCCTCATTTTGCACCTGCTGTATCAGCGAGGTGAGAGATAACTACAAATGCCTCATAACCCAAATACCTGGTTGGAGTTGGTCCAGAGCTGGTGGCGTGGAGACACACCGCTGGGCGCAGTGATTATGTCGATTGTTATGGCTGGTTTACGTATTGCCTATTTTGGCGGTGGTGGGGGCTGGAAACGAAAAACACTCGAAATTCTACTCTGTGGCGCTCTGACGCTGACTTTTGCATCCGCTCTTGAGTATGTCGGATGGCCTAAATCACTTTCTGTTGCCATTGGTGGTGGTGTTGGGCTGATCGGTGTCGATGCTATTCGTGGGGCAGCAATGCGAGTAATCGGTAACAAATTTGGTAGCTCGAAGGAGTAATTTATGCAGGCACTAAATTCCCAGCGTAAAGCTTTCCTTGATATGGTGGCATGGTCAGAAGGAACGGATAACGGGCGACAACCGACACGTAACCACGGTTATGACGTTATTGTTGGTGGTGAACTGTTTACTGATTACTCCGATCATCCTCGCAAACTTGTCACGCTAAACTCCAAACTCAAATCAACAGCCGCCGGACGTTACCAGCTTCTTTCACGTTGGTGGGATGCTTACCGTAAACAGCTTGGTTTGAAAGACTTCTCCCCCAAAAGCCAGGACGCTGTGGCATTGCAGCAGATTAAAGAACGTGGCGCTTTACCGATGATTGATCGTGGTGATATTCGTCAGGCTATCGACCGTTGCAGCAATATCTGGGCTTCGTTGCCGGGCGCTGGTTACGGTCAGTATGAACATAAAATTGGTGACCTGATTGCCAGGTTTAAAGAGGTTGGCGGGGTGGTAAATGAAGTTGAGCTATAAGCTAGTTATCGCTGCTTTCTTCGTTACTATTATTGGTTCTTTCATCTGGTCAGCGAATCATTACCACAATCAAGCCATTGAATACAAAAAGCAGCGCGACGAAAACGCTATGGCATTACATTCGGCTATGGCGACGATCTCTGATATGCAGAAGCGTCAACGTGACGTAGCTGAACTTGACGCCAGATACACAAAGGAGCTTGCTGATGCTAACACGACTCTCGAAAGTCTCCGTACTGATGTCTCTGCTGGTCGTAAGCGCTTGCAAATCGCCGCCACCTGTGCAAAGTCAACGACCGGAGCCAGCGGCATGGGCTATGGAGAAAGTCCAAGACTTACAGCTGATGCTGAACTCAATTATTACCGCCTCCGAAGTGGGATCGACAAGATAACTGCACAGGTTAACTATTTGCAGGAGTACATCAAGACACAGTGCCAGAAATGAATCTATAGATGACACTCCACGTTCGTATAAGATAATGCTAAATTACTATTAGCTTAATCACAGGAGACGGACATGGAAAGAGGTGTGGTATTTAGTGCATGCGAATTACTTAAAACCGAGGATGGAAAAGGCATCCGTACAGGTAAATGGATTAGTCAATTAGAAATAAACTGTCTATGTCTTTATTGGGATAAACTAGTTTCACCCACTAATAATATTATACATACAGCATTAAATAACGAGGATGAATTAGAAAAATGTGGATTGCTAACCAGACCTGTATATAGACATCATGGTTGTTTTGATGGCCAATATATGGCTGATTTTTATGCTGAAACTCATGCCAAAACAATAGATATACTTAGGCATGCGGATTCTTCTGTCGATTGGCGCATGCATTTTTTAAGTGACCAAATAAACTTGGTGCCTGAATTATCTAGAACCTCAGAAGTGATACGTTTTGAGCTAGCAAATTTATTACCCGTTCCCACAGAAGATGTGCACCTACATGATATTCTTGATTTCAAGGAAAGAAGAAAACCTGAATTAATCGCTTTACATGAATATCTTGATGAGCTTTACTTGGAAATAAAACGTTCTGGTGATATCAATCTTCAGAAAGCAAAAGCTCTTTCTAATCTTAAACAAGCAATAAAGGATATTGAACGCTTAAATTGTGAAGTGTGGAAAAGTCCAATAAAATTTAGCATCTCTACTTCCTTTGAGTTCGATTTTTCACAAATATTTAGTCTGGCGGGAACTGTTTTATCTATGTCAGTAGATTATCCTTATAATGTTATTGGAGGGGTAAGTAGTTTTGCTTATTTTTTGGGAGGATGCATAAAAATAAAGCCACAATTTCAACAAGTGTTATCATTAGGTAATGATAAATTAGTTTACATAAGCAAAGGAAAATCGGAGGGTATTATTTCCTGATTTTTGATTCTCATAATCAATGAATGTTTTTTGTGAATATACTTATTTTAACCCTATAAATAATCAAGGTAATAAAGTGCCTCCTCGTATCCCGAAAGCCTGCCGTGCTCGAGGTTGCCGTAATACCACCACAGACCCGTCAGGCTACTGCGAAAGCCACAAAAGCGAAGGCTGGAAGCAATACAAGCCAGGCCAGTCCCGACACCAGCGCGGTTATGGTGCGAAATGGGATGTTATCCGTGAACGTGTGCTCAAGCGTGACAAAGGCCTGTGTCAGTTGTGTTTGCGTGCCGGTGTGGTGCGCGAGGCGAAAACCGTTGACCACATCATCCCTAAAGCACATGGCGGCACTGATGCCGACAGTAATCTGCAGAGTCTGTGCTGGCCGTGTCATAAGGCGAAGACGGCCCGTGAACGGTTGAAGTAAGAACCAGTTCCCACTGCCAGAGGGGAGGGGCGGGTCAAATCCCTGTGACCTGACGTCTTCCGGACTGCCCGCCCCATCGTTTTTTTATACCCGCGAAAAATGAAATTTAACCAGGAGTGCCGCATATGGCTGGAACGGCGGGGCGTTCCGGGCGTCGCCCCAAGCCAACGGCGCGCAAGGCGCTGGCCGGAAACCCCGGCAAGCGAGCCCTGAATAAAGATGAACCTGTTTTTACGCCCATCAAAGGTGTTGAGCCACCGGAGTGGTTCGCTGAAGAAGATCTCCCTCTCGCCACGATCATGTGGCAACTGACAACCAAAGAACTCTGCGGTCAGAGCCTGCTGTGCGTGACTGACCTCGCGGTGCTTGAGCGGTGGTGCGTGGCCTACGAGTTCTGGCGGCGTGCCGTGAAAAATATTGCCAGACAGGGCAACACCATCACCGGTGCAATGGGTGGCATGGTCAAAAATCCGGAGCTGACCGCCAAGAAAGAACAGGAGTCCGAGATGAGCAGCACGGGGGCAATGCTCGGACTCGACCCCAGCAGCCGCCAGCGTCTGATTGGCCTGGCGGGGCAGAAGAAAGCCACTAACCCGTTTCTGAAAATCATCGAATCATGAGCCGGAAATCTTACCCCAACGTAAATGCTGCCAATCAGTATGCCCGTGATGTCGTGCGCGGAAAGATTGTGGCCTGCCAGTTTGTGATTCAGGCCTGCCAGCGCCATCTTGATGACCTGATGGCGGAAAAAAGTAAGTCGTTTCGTTACCGCTTCGACAAGGACCTGGCTGAACGGGCCGCGAAATTTATTCAGCTGTTGCCACACACCAAGGGGGAGTGGGCATTCAAGAGGATGCCCATCACGCTGGAACCGTGGCAGCTCTTTGTGATCTGCTGTGCGTTTGGCTGGGTCAATAAAGGCTCCCGGCTGCGCCGCTTCAGGGAGGTGTATACCGAAATCCCCCGTAAGAACGGCAAATCGGCAATCTCTGCCGGTGTTGCCCTGTATTGTTTTGCCTGTGATAACGAGTTTGGCGCGGAAGTGTATTCCGGTGCCACGACAGAGAAACAGGCGTGGGAAGTCTTTCGCCCGGCGCGACTGATGTGTAAACGCACACCCATGCTGACGGAAGCGTTCGGGATTGAGGTTAACGCCTCAAACATGAACCGTCCGGAGGATGGCGCGCGGTTTGAACCGCTGATCGGTAACCCCGGTGATGGTTCATCACCCCACTGTGCCGTGGTGGATGAATATCACGAGCACGCCACCGATGCGCTTTATACCACGATGCTTACCGGGATGGGCGCGCGACGTCAGCCACTGATGTGGGCCATCACCACCGCCGGGTACAACATTGAGGGGCCGTGCTACGACAAGCGGCGGGAAGTTATCGAGATGCTCAACGGTTCGGTACCCAACGATGAACTGTTCGGGATCATCTATACCGTTGACGAAGGCGATGACTGGACCGACCCGCAGGTGCTGGAAAAAGCCAATCCAAATATTGGCGTGTCGGTTTATCGCGAATTTTTGTTAAGTCAGCAGCAGCGTGCGAAAAATAACGCCCGTCCGGCAAACGTCTTTAAAACAAAACACCTCAATATCTGGGTGTCGGCGCGTTCGGCGTATTTCAACCTGGTGAGCTGGCAGAGCTGCGAGGATAAATCACTGACCCTTGAGCAGTTCGAGGGGCAGCCGTGCATTCTGGCCTTTGACCTGGCGCGTAAGCTGGATATGAACAGCATGGCGCGACTTTATACCCGCGAGATTGACGGTAAAACGCATTACTACAGTGTGGCTCCGCGCTTCTGGGTACCGTATGACACGGTGTACAGCGTCGAGAAAAATGAAGATCGCCGGACAGCCGAACGCTTTCAGAAATGGGTGGAAATGGGCGTTCTGACCGTTACCGATGGTGCGGAGGTGGATTATCGCTACATCCTCGAGGAGGCCAAAGCGGCGAACAAAATCAGCCCGGTCAGTGAGTCACCCATCGACCCCTTCGGGGCGACCGGGTTGTCACATGAACTTGCTGATGAAGACCTGAATCCCGTCACTATCATTCAGAACTACACCAACATGTCCGACCCGATGAAAGAGCTGGAAGCGGCAATTGAATCGGGGCGCTTTCATCATGATGGCAATCCCATCATGACCTGGTGTATCGGCAATGTGGTCGGCAAAACCATTCCGGGTAACGATGATGTGGTGAAACCCGTCAAAGAGCAGGCGGAAAACAAAATTGACGGTGCAGTTGCGCTGATTATGGCGGTTGGCAGAGCCATGCTGTACGAGAAAGAAGACACGCTGTCTGACCACATTGAGTCCTATGGGATCCGCTCGCTTTAACTGAGGTAATTATGATCATGCTGATTCTCGCGCCTCTGGTGGGCGTGCTGGGGGCGCTTTTGCTGGCGTATGGTGCCTGGCTGATTTATCCCCCGGCGGGGTTTGTTGTTGCCGGGGCGTTGTGCCTGTTCTGGTCGTGGCTGGTAGCGCGATATCTCGATCGTACACAGCTGTCTGTTGGTGGAGGTAAATAGTGTTCTTTTCGGGATTATTTCAACGAAAAAGTGACGCACCGGTGACCACGCCAGCAGAGCTGGCGGATGCCATCGGGTTGTCCTACGACACCTATACCGGAAAGCAGATCAGCAGTCAGCGGGCCATGCGACTGACGGCGGTTTTTTCCTGCGTCAGAGTGCTGGCAGAGTCGGTCGGGATGTTGCCCTGCAATCTGTATCACCTGAACGGCAGCCTGAAGCTGAGAGCCACCGGCGAACGTCTGCATAAACTGATCTCCACGCATCCCAATGGCTATATGACGCCGCAGGAGTTCTGGGAGCTGGTGGTCACCTGTCTGTGCCTGCGGGGAAACTTTTACGCCTACAAAGTGAAAGCATTTGGCGAAGTGGCTGAACTGCTGCCCGTCGATCCCGGCTGTGTGGTACCGAAGCTTAACAGTAGCTGGGAGCCGATCTATCAGGTCACATTCCCGGATGGCTCCACGGATGTACTGAGCCAGGAGGATATCTGGCATGTGCGCACGCTGACGCTGGACGGACTGGTGGGGCTGAATCCCATCGCCTATGCCCGCGAGGCAATATCGCTGGCGGCAGCGACCGAAGAGCACGGGGCCAGACTGTTCAGCAATGGCGCGGTGACGTCGGGTGTGTTGCGTACAGAGCAGACGCTGTCAGATCAGGCTTATGAGCGCCTGAAGAAAGATTTTGAGGAGCGTCACACCGGGCTTGGCAATGCTCACCGCCCGATGATCCTTGAGATGGGGCTGGACTGGAAGTCGATGGCGCTGAACGCCGAGGACAGCCAGTTCCTGGAAACCCGCAAGTTTCAGCTTGAAGAAATCTGTCGTCTGTTCCGGGTGCCGTTGCACATGGTGCAGAACACCGATCGCGCCACCTTCAACAATATCGAAGAGCTGGGGCTGGGATTTATCAACTATTCACTGGTGCCGTATCTGACCCGCATCGAACAGCGGATCAACACCGGACTGGTACGAAAAAGTAAGCAGGGCGTTTATTACGCCAAATTTAACGCCGGGGCGTTACTGCGCGGGGATATGAAGTCCCGTTTTGAAGCCTACGCCACCGGGATTAACTGGTGAATTTACTCTCCCAATGACTGCCGCGACCTGGAAGATATGAATCCGCGTCCCGGTGGTGATGTCTATCTCACACCGATGAACATGACCACGAAACCCTCCGATGGCAGTAAAGCCGGCAAGCAGAAGGATAACGCCAATGCAGACGAAACAACGTCTTGATGTACCGCTGAGTCTGAAATCTGTCAGTGACTCCGGTGAGTTTGAAGGGTATGGCTCCGTCTTTGGTGTAAAGGACAGCCACGATGATGTGGTGATGTCCGGGGCATTTGCTGCTTCCCTGCGGGCGTGGAGTGACAGAAAAGCGTTACCTGCGCTGCTCTGGCAGCACCGCATGGATGAACCCATCGGTGTTTACACCGAAATGAAGGAAGACGATGTCGGGCTTTACGTCAGGGGACGGTTGCTTATTGATGATGATCCCCTCGCAAAACGCGCACATGCACACATGAAGGCCGGTTCGTTAACCGGCCTTTCTATTGGGTACGTCCTGAAAGAGTGGGAATACGACCGGAGCAAAGAAGCCTTTCTGCTGAAAGAAATCGACCTCTGGGAAGTCAGCCTGGTGACGTTCCCGTCTAACGACGAGGCGCGGATCAGCGACGTCAAGAACGCACTGGCCCGCGGGGAAATCCCCGAACAGAAAAAAATCGAAAGAGTCCTGCGTGATGTCGGACTCTCCCGTACCCAGGCCAAAGCATTCATGGCCGGGGGCTATGGCGCACTGTCCCTGCGCGACGCTGAGGATGTGGGCTCTGCACTGAATGCACTGAAAAATCTGAACTTCTAATCAGGAGAAATACGATGGCGGTTGATATTAAAGATGTCGAACAGGTCGCGCAGGAGCTGCAGCAGAAGTTTGACGACTTCAAAGCAAAGAACGACAAGCGCGTGGATGCGATTGAGCAGGAAAAAGGCAAGCTTGCCGGGCAGGTGGAAACCCTGAACGGGAAACTCAGCGAGCTGGAAAACCTCAAAAGCGATCTTGAAAAAGAGCTGCTTGAGCTGAAACGTCCGGCAGGTGGTGCGCAAAATAAACTGGCCACCGAGCATAAAGAAGCGTTTGTGGGCTTCCTGCGTAAAGGCCGTGAAGATGGTCTGCGCGATCTGGAGCGCAAGGCATTACAGGTGGGCACCGATGAAGACGGCGGCTATGCCGTGCCGGAAGCACTGGATCGCAACATTCTCACCCTGCTGAAAGATGAAGTGGTGATGCGCCAGGAAGCCACGGTGATCACCGTTGGTGGTTCCGACTACAAAAAACTGGTGAATCTGGGCGGCACGGCTTCCGGATGGGTTGGCGAGACTGACGCGCGCTCCCAGACTGCCACCTCAAAACTGGGCCTGATTGAACCTTTCATGGGGGAAATCTACGGTAACCCGCAGGCCACCCAGAAAATGCTGGATGATGCCTTTTTCAACGTGGAAGCATGGATCAACAGCGAGCTGGCAACCGAATTTGCCGAACAGGAAGAAATTGCCTTTACCACCGGCGATGGTACCAAGAAGCCGAAAGGGTTCCTGGCGTATGAATCCACGGATGAAACCGATAAGGTCCGGGCGTTCGGCAAACTTCAGCATATTGTATCCGGCGACGCGACGGCGGTGACCGCAGACGCCATTATCAAACTGATTTACACGCTGCGTAAGGCACACCGCACCGGCGCGAAGTTCATGATGAACAACAACAGCCTGTTTGCCATCCGTCTGCTGAAAGACACCGAGGGTAACTATCTGTGGCGTCCGGGGCTGGAGCTGGGGCAGCCGTCCTCTCTGGCGGGTTACGGTATCGCTGAAAACGAACAGATGCCGGATATCGCCGCTGATGCGAAAGCCATTGCATTTGGTAACTTCAAACGGGGTTACACCATCGTTGACCGTATCGGCACCCGCATTCTGCGTGACCCGTACACCAATAAACCGTTTGTCGGTTTTTATACCACCAAGCGCACCGGCGGAATGCTGGTCGATTCGCAGGCCATCAAACTGCTGAAGATTGCAGCGGCGTAATCACTCAGGGGCGCGGAACCGCGCCCCCTGTTCTGACGGGTGAAGAATCATGATCCTGAAACAAGATCTGAAATGGTCACCGGACGGTATGCGTGTTGAGGTCATTTGGGCCGGTGAGTATGACGACGGGGCGCTTCCTGCCCGGGTGCAGGAGATTGCACTTCAGGCCGGGTTAGCAGAGCGCGGAACCAGTGCAAAAAGCAGTAAAGCGACAAAAGAGAAAAAAGCCACGACCAGTAAAGAGGGCTGAGTATGCTTCTGACAATGGAAGAGATTAAAGCCCAACTCCGGCTGGATGAGGATTTCGATGCTGATGACCGCCATCTGCAACTGCTGGCCTGTGCGGCGCAAAAGCGGACGGAAACGTATCTGAACCGGAAGCTCTATGCACCGGATGAAACCATTCCGGACAGCGACCCGGACGGACTGCACCTGCCGGATGATATTCGTCTGGGGATGCTGATGCTTATCAGCCATTTTTACGAAAACCGCTCGTCGGTTACGGAAGTGGAGAAACTCGACATGCCGCAGAGTTTTGGCTGGCTTGTCGGCCCGTACAGGTACTTTCCGCAATGAAAACTCGTCAGGCGCAGACCAGCGCAACCTACATTCTGCCGGACCCAGGTGAACTGAATAAACGCGTCCTGATCCGCCTGCGGGTGGATATGCCCGCGGATAACTTTGGCGTGGAGCCTCAATACCCGGTTACGTTCCGGACATGGGCGAAGGTTATCCAGACCAGTGCCACCACCTGGCAGGAAACCGCGCAGACCGGGGACGCCATCACCCATTACATCACCATTCGTTACCGCCGGAGGATCACCACTGATTATGAGGTGGTCTGCGGTGACAGTGTGTACCGGGTGAAACGTCAGCGCGATCTGAACGGGGCGCGGCGCTTTCTGCTGCTGGAGTGTACGGAGCTGGGCGAATGTAGGCAGAGTCACGGAGGCAGCAATGGCGACTCCCTTTTTTCACGTTGATGTTCAGCAGCCCGCCGAGATGCGCTTTAACCGCGCCCGTGTCCGGCGGGCGTTTGTCACGATTGGGCAGCGTCATATGCGTGATGCCCGTCGGCTGGTGATGCGCCGTGCGCGGTCGGCACCGGGTGAAAACCCCGGTTATCAGACCGGACGCCTGGCTCGTTCGATTGGTTATATGGTGCCGAGAGCCAGTAAAAAGCGAGCCGGTTTTATGACACGCATTGCCCCTAACCAGCGCAACGGGAAGGGGAACCGGATGATCTCTGGTGACTTCTATCCGGCGTTTCTGTTTTTTGGTGTCCGGGGAGGAGCAAAACGTCGTCGTAGTCATCATCGTGGTGCATCCGGTGGCAGCGGCTGGCGACTGGCTCCACGTAATAACTTCATGGTGGAAACTCTTGAAAAGAACCGCAGCTGGACACGCTATTTTCTGGCGCGGGAATTGCGTAAATCACTGAAGCCGGAGCGACGACACAGATGAAACTGACGCCTGTTATTGCTGCGCTGCGTGCCCGCTGCCCGTATTTTGAAAACCGGGTGGCAGGCGCGGCACAGTTCAAAAATCTGCCGGAGGTCGGAAAGCTGAGACTCCCGGCGGCGTATGTGGTACCGGGTGATGACTCTCCGGGAGAAAACAAAAGCCAGACCGACTACTGGCAGGAGCTGAAAGAGGGCTTCTCCGTGGTTGTCATACTGAGTAACGGGCGTGATGAGCGCGGTCAGTTTGCCTCGTATGATGTGGTGGACGATGTCCGGCAGATGCTCTTTAAGGCCCTGCTGGGCTGGAACCCGGAAGCGTGCGGTAACCCGATTACCTATGACGGCGGCACGCTGCTGGATCTGAATCGTCATGAGCTGATTTATCAGTTCGATTTTTCGGTCATCAGCGAGCTGACTGAAGACGATACCCGCCAGCAGGATGATCTGAACAGTCTGGATGAACTGCAAACGCTGGCGATTGATGTTGATTATCTCGAGCCCGGTAACGGGCCTGACGGCGATATCGAACATCACACCGAAATAACCCTTCCTTCCTGAGGATCCTCATGTTTGTCAAACCTGTTAAAGGGCGGTCAGTTCCTGACCCTGCCCGCGGCGACCTTTTGCCCGCCGAAGGGCGAAATGTTGACGAGAACAACTACTGGCTGCGCCGTGAAGCAGCGGGTGATATCCGGCGCGTGAATAAAAAGGTGAACACCGATGACGATAAGCTTTAACACCATTCCGTCGAATACGCTGGTTCCGCTGTTTTATGCGGAAATGGATAACTCGGCGGCGAATACTGCACAGGACAGCGGGGCATCGTTGCTGATTGGTCACGCCAATAACGGTGCAGAGATTGTTGCCAACAGTCTGGTGCTGATGCCGTCGGCAGACTATGCACGCCAGATTTGTGGTGCGGGAAGTCAGCTGGCGCGTATGGTCGAGGCTTATCGCCAGACCGACCCGTTTGGCGAGCTGTATGTGATTGCCGTTCCGGAAGCCACAGGCGCGGCGGCAACGGTTACGCTGACGGTGACCGGAGCAGCAACCGAAACCGGCACGGTGAATGTGTATGTGGGACGTACCCGCGTGCAGGCACCGGTGACCAACGGCGATAACGTCACGACGATTGCCAGCAGTATCAAAGATGCCATCAATGCCGTTCCGGCCCTGCCGTTTACGGCCTCATCTTCGGCAGGCGTGGTCACACTGACCGCGCGTCATAAGGGGCTTTGCGGGAATGAAATTCCTGTCAGCCTCAATTACTACGGCTTTGGTGGGGGCGAAGTGCTGCCAGCGGGTGTACAGATTGCCGTGGCGACGGGGACCGCCGGAACGGGCGCTCCGGTTCTCACCGGTGCGGTGGCTGCAATGGCGGATGAGCCGTTTGATTATATCGGTCTGCCGTTCAACGACACGGCCTCCGTTAACACGCTGGTGACCGAGATGAACGATACCAGCGGTCGCTGGAGCTATGCGCGTCAGCTGTATGGTCATGTGTATACGGCAAAGATCGGCACGCTGTCAGAACTGGTGACCGCAGGTGACCAGTTTAACCAGCAGCACATCACCCTGGCGGGGTACGAAAAAGAGACCCAGACGCCTGCCGACGAGCTGGCGGCAAGCCGTACCGCCCGCGCAGCGGTGTTTATCCGCAACGATCCGGCACGTCCCACGCAGACCGGTGAGCTGGTGGGTATGCTGCCTGCGCCGAAGGGGAAACGGTTCACGATGACCGAGCAGCAGACCCTGCTGTCTCATGGCGTGGCAACGGCGTATGTCGAAAGCGGGGTGCTGCGCATTCAGCGTGATGTCACCACGTACAGGAAAAATGCTTACGGGGTTGCGGATAACAGCTACCTCGACAGCGAGACGCTGCATACCAGTGCGTATGTACTGCGCAAACTGAAATCCGTCATTACCAGTAAGTACGGGCGTCACAAGCTTGCCTGTGACGGTACCCGCTTTGGTCCCGGTCAGGCGATTGTCACCCCGGCGGTGATCAAAGGGGAACTGCTGGCAACCTACCGTCAGCTCGAGCGTGCGGGGATCGTGGAAAACTACGAACTGTTCAAGCAGTACCTGGTTGTGGAGCGTGATGCCAGCGATCCGAACCGCCTGAACACGCTGTTCCCGCCTGACTATGTTAACCAGTTGCGTGTCTTTGCCGTGGTTAACCAGTTCCGTCTTCAGTATTCAGAGGAGTCTGCATAATGGCCCGTATCGGGGGAACCTGTTATTTCAAAATTGACGGTCAGCAGCTATCGCTGACCGGCGGCATTGAGGTGCCCATGAACAGGACGGTCAATGATGACATCATCGGCCTGGACGGTTCAGTGGACCGCAAGGAAACTCACCGTGCGCCTTATGTCAAAGGGACCTTCAAGGTGCCGAAGAATTTTCCGGTGAGCAAAATCACCTCGTCTGATGAGATGACCATCACTGCCGAGCTGGCGAACGGTTAGGTCTATGTACTGTCGTCTGCCTGGCTGCACGGCGAAGCGAACCATAATGCCGAAGAAGGCACGGTCGATCTTGAGTTCCACGGTGAAGAAGGGGATTACCAGTAATGAAAGAGCTTGAGTTAAAGAAACCGATTACCGCTCATGGCGAGACACTCTCCGTACTGGAGTTTGATGAGCCCACCGGGAAAGATGTCCGCGAGCTGGGGTATCCCTACCAGATGAATCAGGATGAGTCCGTCAGACTTCTGGCGCATGTGGTATCGAAATATATTGTGCGGCTGGCGAAAGTGCCGCAAAGCTCTGTCGACCAGATGTCTCCGGCAGACCTGAATGCAGCGGCGTGGCTTGTGGCTGGTTTTTTCCTCCAGGCCTGACGGCTGAATACCTTACTGATCGCTTCTTTGATTGCGCCAGCTACTGGCGCATTAATCCCTTCGAATTGCTGAATATGCCGATCAGTGAAATTCCCTTGCTGGTCAGTCAGGCAAACAGGATAGAGCAGGAGAAACGCACACATGGCTGAATTTGAGCTTAAGGCGTTGATCACCGGTGTCGACAGGCTTTCTCCCGCGCTGTCGAAAATGCAAAAGAAAATCCGGGGATTTAAACGCCAGGCGGAAGAAGCGTCACAGGGTGGGCTGGCGCTTGGTGGCGGACTGGCAGCGGGTCTGACGCTTTCCCTGAAATCTTATGCCGATCAGGAAAACGCCGCCACCGGGCTGAAAGTCGCCATGATGGATGCGAATGGCGAGGTTGGAAAGAGCTTTCAGGACATCAATAAACTGGCTATTGGCCTGGGTAACCAGCTACCCGGTACAACGGCTGATTTCCAGAACATGATGCAGATGCTGGTGCGTCAGGGGATCCCGGCAGAAAACATTCTTGGCGGTGTGGGTAAAGCGACAGCTTATCTTGCGGTACAACTGAAAAAAACACCGGAAGCGGCTGCTGAGTTTGCTGCAAAGATGCAGGATGCTACCGGAACGGCGTCAGAAGACATGATGGGGCTGTTCGACACTATCCAGAAGGCGTTTTATCTGGGCGTTGACGATACCAACATGTTGTCCTTCTTCACTAAAACCAGTTCTGTTCTGAAGATGGTGAACAAGGACGGTCTTCAGGCTGCACAGAGCCTTGCCCCCATCAGCGTCATGATGGATCAGATGGGGATGAACGGGGAGTCGGCAGGTAATGCCCTGCGAAAAGTTATCCAGTCCGGATTAAGCGTTAAGAAAATCAGGGACGTCAATAAAATCATGGCCCGCCAGAAACTCGGGGTACAGCTCGATTTTACTGACGGCAAAGGAAGTTTTGGCGGTCTTGATAACATGTTCAGGCAACTGGCAAAGCTGCGAAAACTGACCGACGTTAAGCGAACAGGTGTACTTAAGGCAATATTTGGTGATGATGCCGAAACCCTTCAGGTGGTCAATGCACTAATCGATAAAGGAAAGGATGGCTACGATCAGATCCAGCAGAAGATGAATAAACAGGCCAGCCTGAATAAACGTGTTCAGGCCCAGCTTGGTACGCTGTCCAACCTGTGGGAGGCAATGACGGGGACCGCAACTAACGGCCTTGCGGCTATTGGCGGCGCATTTTCTGGTGACGCCAAAAATATCACGCAATGGCTGGGGGAGTTGGGGGAGAAATTCACGAAGTTTGCGGATGAAAATCCCCGGGTTATTCGCGGCGTCGTCGGGCTTGCTGCCGGTCTTGCGATTCTGAAACTGGGATTGATGGGCGTGGGCAGTGCCATCAGTATCGTCAGCAGGATCATGTCGATGACGCCGATTGGCATGATTGCGACGGCGATTGCCCTGGCTGCGGGATTAATTATCACTAACTGGGATGTTGTCGGACCTTATTTTAAGAAACTCTGGGAAACCATTAGTCCTTATTTTGAGGCTGGCTGGGAACTTCTGAAGAAGGTTTTTGCCTGGTCGCCGCTGGGGATGGTGATCAATAACTGGGGACCGGTTGTTAAGTGGTTTCAGGATATGTGGGATAAGCTGAAGCCGATTATTGAATGGTTTACCGACAGTTCCGGTGACACGGTCGATGCCATTAACTCGGCGCAGTGGGGCGCGGGTGCTTATGATGCTTATGGGACGGGAATACCGGCACGGGGATACACGCCTTATCCGGCGGTGGATCCGGCTCAGGCAAACAACGCCTCCGATGCCACAGGCTCGAATCCCTTCATGATTAACAAAGCTTCTGCGCCAAAAGTTGATGGTGAGATCAAGGTCTCTTTTGTGAATTCGCCTCCGGGTATGCGGGTTATGGAAACGCGATCCAGCGGTTTTGATGTCAGCCATGATGTTGGCTATACGCGCTTTGGCAGGTAATGAAAAATTAATCTGTTAATGAGTCCCACTCCGGTGGGATTTTTTATGTACGGAGTTTATATGACGTGGAAAGACAGACTTCAGGACGCGTCATTTCGCGGTGTGCCGTTTAAGGTTGAAGAAGAAAGTGCGGGAACCGGTCGTCGTGTGGAAACGCACGAATACCCGAACCGCGACAAACCCTATACCGAAGATCTGGGAAAAGTCACTTTCCGCCCGTCCATCACGGCTTATGTGGTGGGAGATGACTGCTTTGACCAGCGCGATCGCCTGATTGACGCGCTGAATAAACCCGGTCCCGGCACGCTTGTCCACCCGACATACGGTGAGTTAAAAGTCTGTGTTGACGGGGAAGTTCGGGTCAGCACATCGAAGAGTGAAGGGCGTATTGTCCGCTTTGACCTGAAGTTTGTCGAAGCGGGAGATCTCTCTTACCCCACATCAGGCGTGGCGACGGCGCAGACGCTGATGTCATCCTGTTCTGCACTGGATGACTGCATCAGTGACAGCTTCAGCGGTTTCAGTATCGATGGCGTGGCGGATTTTGTGCAGAACGACGTTATCGGTAATGCCAGCACAATGCTTGGGTATGTTTCTGATGCGATGAAAGTGGTGGATTCTGCCGTATCGGATGCCGCCAGGCTGTTGCAGGGGGATATCTCGGTACTTCTGCCGCCGCCATCGTCAGGCAAAAATTTCGTTGAGCAGGTGCAGAAAATGTGGCGTACTGGGAAACGCCTTTATGGTAACGCCAGCGACCTGGTCACCATGATCAAAACGCTTTCCGGTGTCAGCCTCGGCAGCGATCTGCAACCGCGCGGCGTCTGGAAAACGGACAGTAAAACCACCGCCACGGCGACGCAGCAGCGTAACGTGGTTGCCAGCATCCTTCGTACGACCGCAATCAGCGAAGCGGCGTATGCCGTCACCCGATTGCCTGCGCCAACAACTTCCGCGGTGGTGCAGAATGCCGCAGTGGGGCAGGCAACAACAGCTGCGCAGAGCACCGGCTGGCCTTCCGTCACGCATCCGGCACTGAACAATGCACCGGCGGTGAAAAACACGGTTGATCTGCCGACGTGGGAAGAACTGACTGACATTCGCGACACACTGAATACGGCAATTGATAAGGAGTTGTCCCGTACAACCAGTGATGCGCTGTTTCTGGCGCTGCGCCGGGTGAAAGCAGATCTGAATGCGGATATCAACACGCGCCTTGAACAGTCTGCACGGATCATTCAGCGCACACCGGATGAGGTTTTACCCGCGCTGGTGCTGGCGGCGACCTGGTTTGATAACGCGGCGCGTGACGCGGACATTATCCGGCGTAATGCCATTACGCATCCCGGCTTTGTGCCGGTGATCCCTCTGAAGGTGCCAGTGCAATGAACGACAATGTCACGCTACGGGTAAATGGCCGGGAGTGGAATGGCTGGACATCGGTGCGCATCGGTGCCGGTATTGAACGGCTGGCGCGGGATTTCAGTGTGGAGATCACTCGCCAGTGGCCGGGAGATGAGGGTATCACCACGCTTCAGCCGCGCATTAAAAACGGTTCAAAAGTGGAAGTGCTGATTGGTGATGAGCTGGTGATCACCGGCTGGGTGGAGGCGACGCCCGTTCGTTACGATGCCCGTTCGGTCAGCACCGGTATTGCCGGACGTAGTCTGACGGCTGACCTGATTGACTGTGCAGCCGAACCGACACAGTTTAACGGACGCTCGCTGGTGCAGATTGCGCAGGCGCTTGCTGCTCCTTTCGGCATTGAGGTGGTGAACAGCGGTGCGCCGTCGGGTGTTATTCCTGATGTTCAGCCTGATCACGGTGAAACGGTGATTGAGGTAATCAACAAAATACTCGGTCAGCAGCAGGCGCTGGCTTACGACGACCCGCACGGCAGGCTGGTGATTGGCGGTATTGGCTCAACGCGGGCACATACCGCGCTGGTACTTGGGGAAAACATCCTTTCCTGTGATACGGAGAAGAGTATCCGGGAGCGGTTTTCTGTTTACCAGGTGGCGGGGCAGCGTGCCGGAAACGACGATGATTTCGGTGAGGCCACCACCACCGCGCTGCGGGCACGCACAGAGGACGCATTTATTGCCCGTTACCGTCCGATGTATATCAGGCAGACAGGGCAGGCTACGGGGGCAGGCTGTATTGCGCGTGCTGACTTTGAAGCCCGACAACGGGCGGCGCGGACGGATGAAACCACCTATGTGGTGCAGGGCTGGCGACAGGGTAACGGTACGCTGTGGCAGCCCAACCAGCGGGTGATTGTCTTTGATCCGGTCTGTGGTTTTGACAATACCGAACTGCTTGTTTCGGAAGTCACGTTTACTCAGGACCAGAACGGCACCCTGACGGAAATCCGTGTCGGCCCGCCTGATGCTTATCTGCCTGAACCCGAAGCCCCCGGCGCGCGGAAAAAGAAAAAAGCCAGAGTACAGGAGGACCCGTTCTGATGAGGACGATTGAAGCCATGCAGCGACAACTCCTCGGCCTGATTGGGCGGGCCGTGGTGAAAAGCATCAGTGCCGCCACGAAATGTCAGACCGTGGATGTGTCCCTGATTGCCGGTGAACCCAAAGCCGGGGTTGAACATCTTGAACCCTACGGTTTTACCGCAAGGGCAAACAGCGGTGCGGAAGCGGTGGTGTTGTTTCCGGATGGCGACCGTTCTCACGCGGTGGTTGTTACGGTGTCGGACCGTCGCTACCGCCTGAAAGGGCTGCAGACGGGTGAGGTGGCTGTCTATGACGATCAGGGGCAGTCCGTGACGCTGACCCGGGAGGGGATCGTGGTGGACGGTGCAGGTAAAACGATCACGTTTCGCAATTCACCTAAAGCACGTTTTGAAATGGACCTTGAAGTGACCGGACAGGTGAAAGACCTGTGCGACTCCGGCGGTACCACCATGTCAGCGATGCGGCTTGCCTATAACGGGCATCGTCACAGAGAGAACGGTCAGGGCAGTAACACCGGCAAACCTGATAAAGCGATGGAGGCATGATGGAACTGTGGCTGACGGTGAACGGTAAACGCACCTGCGCCAGCGCACAGCTGGATCCGCTGACCCGCGCCGTGGTGATTTCCCTGTTTACCTGGCGGCGGGCGGAGCCTGATGACAACGCCGACGTCCCGATGGGATGGTGGGGGGATACCTGGCCTGCGGTACAGAATGACCGTTACGGCTCCCGACTGTGGCTGCTTCAGCGCAGCAAACTGACCAATCAGCTGGTGCAGACGGTAAGGGGGTATATCCGCGAATGCCTGCAATGGATGATTGATGACGGCGTGGTGTCCCGTATTGATCTGGATATCCGCCGCACCGGGATTAATGAACTGGGTAACAGTATCACTCTCTGGCGTCGTGACGGACCGGTAATGATTTCTTTTGATGATCTGTGGAGTGCGATAACGCATGGCGGACAGTGAATTTCAGCGCCCGACGCTGGCAGAAAATATCAGTATGCTCCGTAACGATTTATTCGCCAGGCTGGACTTCAGCGACACGCTCCGGCGCATGGATGAAGACGTGCGGGCAAAGGTGTATGCGGCGGCGCTGCATACGGTTTACGGGTACATCGATTATCTGGCAATGAACATGCTGCCTGACCTGTGCGATGAGTCCTGGCTGGCGCGACATGCTGCGATGAAACGGTGTCCGCGCAAGGGGGCCACGGCTGCCAGCGGGTATATGCGCTGGGAAGGTGTCAGCGATGGCCTGAAGGTGACCGCCGGGAGTGTTATTCAGCGCGATGACCTGGTGCAGTACACGGCAACTGCCGATGCAACCAGCTCCGGTGGTGTCCTGCGCGTGCCGATCGCCTGCTCAAGTGCAGGCGCGGTCGGTAACGCTGACGACGGTACGTCATTAATCCTGGTCACGCCGGTGAATGGTCTGCCGTCTTCCGGCGTGGCAGATACACTGACAGGTGGATTTGATACTGAAGAGCTGGAAACGTGGCGCGCCCGCGTCATTGAGCGGTATTACTGGACGCCTCAGGGCGGGGCTGACGGGGACTATGTCGTCTGGGCTAAAGAAGTGCCCGGCATTACCCGCGCATGGACATACCGACACTGGATGGGAACGGGGACTGTCGGTGTGATGATTGCCAGCAGTGACCTGATTAATCCCATTCCGGAAGAATCAACGGAAATGGCGGCAAGACAACATATCGGGCCACTGGCCCCGGTGGCAGGCTCTGATTTGTATGTGTTCAGGCCGGTGGCGCATACGGTGGATTTTCATATCCGTGTGACGCCGGATACACCAGAAATACGGGCTGCCATCACCGCCGAGTTGCGTTCGTTCCTGCTGCGTGATGGTTATCCGCAGGGAGAACTGAAGGTGTCGCGTATCAGTGAAGCGATTTCCGGTGCGAACGGGGAATACAGCCATCAGTTGCTTGCACCGGCAGACAATATCTCCATTGCAAAAAATGAACTGGCGGTACTGGGGACGATTTCATGGACGTGACAAACGATGATTACATCCGTCTGTTGTCGGCACTGTTGCCCCCCGGTCCGGCGTGGTCAGCCAGCGATCCGGCGATTGCCGGTGCGGCACCGTCATTAACCCGCGTTCATCAGCGTGCGGATGCCCTGATGCGGGAGCTGGATCCGCGCACCACCACTGAACTGATAAACCGCTGGGAGCGTCTGTGCGGCCTGCCGGATGAATGTATTCCTACAGGGACACAGACCCTTCGCCAGCGTCAGCAACGGCTGGATGCGAAGATTAATCTGGCGGGCGGCATTAATGAGGATTTTTACCTTGCACAGCTTGCTGCCCTGGGCAGACCAGACGCCACCATCACGCGATACGATAAAAGCACGTTCACCTGCTCATCTGCCTGTACTGACGCGGTGAATGCGCCGGAATGGCGGTATTACTGGCAGGTCAACATGCCAGCCGCCACCAACACCACCTGGATGACATGTGGCGATCCCTGTGATTCCGCACTGCGTATCTGGGGCGACACCGTTGTCGAGTGTGTGCTTAACAAACTCTGCCCTTCGCATACCTACGTAATTTTTAAATATCCGGAGTAATCCATGCATCGTATAGACACGAAAACCGCGCAGAAGGATAAGTTCGGCGCGGGTAAGAACGGTTTTACCCGTGGTAACCCCCAGACCGGCACGCCTGCCACCGATCTGGATGATGACTACTTTGACATGTTGCAGGAAGAACTCTGCAGCGTGGTGGAGGCATCCGGTGCCAGCCTGGAGAAGGGGCGGCACGATCAGCTTCTTACCGCGCTTCGTGCGCTGCTGTTAAGCCGCAAGAATCCGTTTGGCGATATCAAATCGGATGGCACTGTGCAAACGGCTCTCGAAAACCTGGGAATGACAGACATTCTGAATGATAAACAGGATAAAAATGATAATCTGACATCATTGTCGAGCTTAACAGGAATACCGGATGGGCTGGCATTTTTTACAGGTGCTGGAACAATGGATATGACAGCGCTGACTCAAAATGGTAGGGAAATTTTAAGTAAAAAAAACGTATCGGAAACTCTACAATATTTAACACTTGGTGATGGAACAGGAAGGCTTTTGGGGGTTCAGGTATTTGGATCATCTGGGACTTATCACAAATCACCTGGTGTAACGAAAATTATAGTGGAAGCCGTTGGCGGTGGTGGTGCCAGTGGCAATTTATCAGCAACAGCCTCAAATAACTGTGGTGTAAGTGCTGCCGGTTCCAACGGGGCATATGCTAAAGCATTTTTTTATCAGTCTATACCTGAATCCGTGCAAGTAACTATTGGAAGCGGTGGTGTAGCAGGAACAGGACCAAGAGGCTCTGGAGGTGACGGCGGGAATACAAGCTTTGGTGATTTGCTTGTATGCCCGGGAGGAAGGGGATCAACTCAAGTTCAGCAGGTACCTCCATTTTCAGGGGGAAGTGCAACAGAAGCACCAATTCCTACAGGGCGAGGGATTCTGTTCCATTCAGTTTCACGATCAAATTTATGTGGGGCACTTGGACTTGGTGATGATCAGGCGATTGGCGTTGAAAGTATAACCACTACTATGCTTGGGACATACGGTATTGGCGGGACAGGTAAATACAATAAGGCGTCATCAGGCCCAGCGACAGGAAATAATGGAAATCAGGGATATATTCTTGTGTGGGAGTATCAGTAATGAGCGATATTTATGCAGTCGTACAAAATGGTGTCGTTACAAATCTTGTTGTATGGGATGGTAAGTCAGAGTTTAAGCCAGAAAAAGCGGATATAGTTAAATGTGTTGGAGATGTTGGTATTGGCTGGTCATATGACGGTAAAAAATTCATCAAGCCTGAAGATAAAACCGCGCAATAGCGCGGTTTTATTTATTTTACTGCTAAAATTCGTTTTCTTAGCATCAGCTCTAAAGGCTCCTCAACTAATTTATAAAGTATGATTGAGACTATGGTTATTATAACAAGGAGCGCTATTAAATAGAGTGGTCCGGGGTTATGTCCAAAGATTTTAAAGCAAAATAATATAATGGGTTGATGAATTAAATAAAAAATAAATGATGATTTCCCTAATAGCTCTAGGGTTTTTGAACTGAGGATAGTATGAATGACTCCATTTCTTAGATAGATGCATGAAGTAAAGAATATTACCATGGGGAGTAAATAATATAACGAATAACGTAGACTATTATTTATGTTGTTGCTATAATATATAGCTATTAGCAGAGGTAATAGTGAAATTAAAAACAAAAGGCTGTCGGCTGTCGGCTGTCGGCTGTCGGCTGTCGGCTGTCGGCTGTCGGCTGTCGGCTGTCGGCTGTCGGCTGTCGGCTGTCGGCTGTCGGCTGTCGGCTGTCGGCTGTTTTTCCAGCAAGCGTAAATAATCATGCCGCAAATAAATTCTACCAAGCGGCTTACTGGGAATATATAATATAACCAGTGATTAAGTTCTTCTGTTTGTATAATTTTTAAAAAATATATAGTTAATAGTAGAGTTATAATTGATATTGCAGTGATTACTTTCTTTGTAATTGATGTATAAATCAACGGAATAAACATTAAATAAAAAAACAGCTCATCAGACAAAGACCATGATACACCATTTAATGAGAAGTAGTAATCCTCCTTTGGTATCCAACTTTGCATTAATAAAATATTTGTTAAGGTTTTTGAAAAATCAAAGTTCTTTAAGTGAATGGTTAGTAAAATAAATGGCATGGCTAATAATAGATGCATTGGAACAATTCTTGCCAATCTTAAAAGAATAAACTGTCTTTTACTTGTTACTTCATTTTTTAGCTTGTCTTCATATGAATATGAAAGAATGAAGCCAGATAAAATAAAGAAAAAGGAAACGCCAATAAATCCCTGGGAAAACATTTCTTTTACAAAAACACCAAAATAGTCTGTATTTAAATGGCATAAATAAACCATTAATGCAGCTATAAATCTGAGTCCTGTTAAGTGGCGAAGCATCAATAACCTCTTGTTATGAAGATAAAGCAATTCAAAAGAGGCATTTTATGACTGTAGGGGATTGGTGTCTATATGAATGAGTAATCTGGTTTTTAAAATCTTCTTTAATTACAAAATAAACCTTTCTTAGGCTATAGATTTGTGGCTGTAACACTGTGTGTCCACGACATTGAGACATCCTTCCGCTTTGCTATAGATGTGGAATTCAGGATCAAGCGATATCGGACTCATCCTCAGCACCACCCGGTTAATCTGGATAACGGGAGAAGGGAAGCGCTGCCAGAAGATGATGATGGTTACAGTTCTGCACTGGCTATTCTGCACTGGCTATATTCGTGGTGATCACTTACATAATTAATGACGCCAGGAATACGGAGTTTGATGATTGCCTGGTGATGTGAGAAAAAACTCATACACACAAAGCTTTGCACTGGATTGCAAGGCTTTGTGCTATTCGATAGCACGAGTTTGAATGAAAATCAGCCGTTATCGATTTTACGTATTTTTGTATGAGAGGATTTTTACCTCCTCCCACCGATCCTCCATAACTTTACGACACTGTCTCTAGGACTGCTATGTGCCAAGAGCGGAATTTTCTAATATTATGCTGCATTCGTTTAAGGGGAGCAGATCAGCTAACGACTCCTACGTCCTGGGGAAAGGTCACATATGCTAAACAGCAGCTCAGCAAAGAGAAGAGCGAATTTGGTAACGGGAAACCGTTATGATATGAATAAGGCTCCCAATGGGAGCCTTATTTTTTGATAGGGATGATGAATATTATCCGAGGCTTACTGGCTTTACACCTTTCTTCGGCCCGACCATATCCATGTCTTTTTCCTTCTGACCAACTTTGGCAAGTTTGTTGCCGTCGATGGAAGCCCAGAAGTCGAGAGAGCGTCTTGCACTAGCCATAGCTTTATCAGAAGTGATTTTTTTATGTTGTTTGATCATGGTTAACCTCTTTGGCTATAGACTTTACGGATAATTTTATAACAAATGCGTTCATTAAACAAACAGCCCATCGACTGCTGATTGAGATTGTCATTCTTCAACTGGGTCAATGCCATTCACTTTCCGTCGTATGGTGTCGAGGATGTCGTGCACATCTGCAGACATCTTACTGTGGTCATGCCATACTTGGGCAAATCCGTAGCTCCTGTAACGCGGTTGTGCATCTTCAGTAGGATCTTGAATATAAACGTCGTCAAGCTCCGCGATCTGGCAGAAGGTAGTCGCGTAAATAAGTGCGATGATCAACACATTGCCTGTTAGGTCGGTATCCTCATCTGAAATGAAGTTTTCTAACATGCAAATTGAGAATTGCTCACGGCGCCAGTCGTATTTACAAATGATAACCGCATGAAGCTGTTCGGGCTCATCACGGTCGATCAGCTTTAACGTTATATCCAGTATTCCATCTACAGCGTCACCGCGATAGGTCTGCATCGCCCATCGCCAGTCCAAGTGGCTTTGTAAACTTGCATCTTCAAGCTGGCGTCTCTCTTCATCGCTCAAAACGCCTACAGAGATATTAGTCCATCCAAGTGATTCAATAGCTTTTTGTGTTGTTGCTAGACATTGATCATGTATTTGCTGAGTAGATAGGAAGCTCAC